ACAAGATAATGAAAAGATTGAACATGAATCTCCTTTATATGAGGTGTTTAGATAACTATGGCTAGAGCAAAAGATGTATACACAGCAGATGGTAGTACACAATCATTTGCAGTAACCTTTCCTTTTATAAGTAGAAGTCATGTAACTGTTACTGTTAACGGAGCTTCTGCTACTTTTACTTGGGTAAATGACGGACAGATTACTATCAGTTCACCTACAGTAGTTAATACAGATAAGGTAATTATTCAAAGGGCTTCAAGTGATACTGTCAGATTAGTTGATTATGTAGATGGGTCTAACCTTACTGAGTCAGATTTAGACTTAGATTCTAAACAAGCCTTCTATATGTCTCAAGAAGCTCTAGATGAACGCGACAACCATCTAGCTATGGACACCAGTGGAGCTGATAGTTGGGATGCACAGTCTAAAAAGATTACAGACCTTACCACTCCTACTAATGCTAATGATGCTTCTAATAAATCTTATGTAGACGCACAGATTGACACAAGTACAACCAATGCTGATAACGCTTCTGCTTCTGCTACGGCAGCAGCTACGAGTGCTACCGCTGCGGCTACGAGTGCTACCAATGCCTCTACCAGTGAAACTAATGCTGCGACTAGCTATGATAATTTTGATGATCGGTATTTAGGTCAGAAGTCTGCGGATGTAAGTGTTGATAATGATGGAGACGCACTAATTACAGGAGCTTTATATTTTAATACGACCAATGATGTAATGATGGTCTATTCTGGATCAGCTTGGCAGAGAACTACACCAACATCCTCAGACCAGACGAATATTAATAGTGCGGTCACAAATGCTTCCAACATTAATACTGTAGCAGGGTCAATATCTAATGTAAATACTACTGCCGGTTCAATTTCAAATGTAAATACTGTAGGCACAAATATAGCTTCGGTTAATACTTGTGCCGGTGATATACAGAAAATCATTGATACTGCTAATGATCTTAATGAAGCGGTATCTGAGATTGAAACTGTAGCTGATGACTTGAATGAAGCTACCTCAGAGATTGATACAGTAGCAACTAATATAGATAATGTAAATACAGTTGGAAACAACATAACTAACGTCAATAGCGTTGGAGGAATTTCAGCGAATGTTACAACTGTGGCCGGAATATCCAGTAACGTAACGACTTGTGCCACAAATAATGCAAACATTACGACAACTGCAACTAACATTACAGGAGTTAACAGCTTTGCCGAGAGATATAGAGTATCTGGAACTGCACCCTCTACCTCACTAGATCAAGGAGACTTATGGTTTGATACCTCCAATAACGAGTTAAAAAGTTATGGAACATCTTGGCAAGCGACATCTCCAAGTGCAGCAGATCAAGCCAATATCAATATAGTTGCTGGTGAGCTAGTCTATGAGGAGGACTTAGGGTTAATTACAGCTGCTCTTACGTCTACCTCTGGTAATAATATCTCTGACGTAGCAGATGATATAGCTAATATTAACACAGTAGCAGGAGCTATAGCTAATGTCAACACAACGGCAACCAACATAGCTAATGTAAATTTAACTGGTGGTTCTATTAGTAATGTTAATACTGTTGGTGGCTCAATCGCTGACGTAAATAGATATGCTAATGAGTATAAGATAGCGAGTTCTGCACCGGGAAGCCCATCAGAGGGTGATCTTTGGTATGACAGTACCAACAACGTACTTAAAGTACACAATGGTAGTTCCTTTGTAGCTGTTACTTCTGCTACTGCAGGAATAACAGATGTAGTTGATGATGCAACTCCGCAACTCGGAGGTGCTTTGGATTGTCAAAATAATAATATATCAAACACAGGCACTGTAGATGGTGCTAACTTACAAATTGATTTCGGGAGTATAGCGTAATGGCAAAAAAACTTCAATTACGAAGGGGAACTACGTCACAACATAGTTCATTTACTGGGGCTGTAGGTGAAGTCACAGTAGATACCGATAAGGATGTGATTGTTGTGCATGATGGAAGTACGGCAGGGGGTCATGCCTCAGTAAAATCAGGTGCAATAGCAACGGCTGACTTAGCGGCAGATTGTGTGGATGGAACTAAGATAGCAGATGATTCTATCAATAGTGAGCATTATGTAGCAGCAAGTATTGATAATGAACATTTGGCTGATGATGCTGTTGGTGTAGCAGAGCTAAGTGCAACTGGTACTGCTTCTTCATCTACCTTTTTAAGAGGTGATAATGCGTGGGCAGTGGTAGACACCACCAATGCAAGTAACCTATCTACAGGTACTTTACCGATTGCTCGTATTGCTGATGATGCAATTACAAATGCAAAAATGGCTGATGATGCAATAGACTCAGCACAGATAGCGGATGGAAGTGTTGACAATGTTCACTTAGCCGGAAGTATTGCTACCTCAAAATTGACAGGAGCTGTAACAAGTATTGCTTCTCATGGTTTAGCTACTTCCGCAACAACCGATACAACATCAGCTTCAAACATATCAAGTGGAACTTTGAATACCGCAAGATTACCTGCGACTATTGAAATTACTACTGTTGATTGGGGTGCTTGGACGGCAGTAGAATCAGGAGGAGTATTGTATTTTAAGCATAACGGAACTAATAAAATGAAACTGGATTCTTCTGGAAACTTTACAGTTACAGGTAACGTAACAGCTTATGGGAGTGTATAATTTATGGCTATGCCTTCTAGTGGTGCAATTAGTTTAAATCAAGCTAATGTTGAAATAGGTAACTCAGGTACAGCTACCATTTCCATGAATGATGCTGATGTTAGAACTTTGTTTGATGATGCCTCTGGTCAAATTAGTATGTCTCAAGGACATGGTAAGGCATGGACAATCGCTACAGCAGCTACAGGTGGTACAGTTACTACGTCTGGTAATTATAAAATTCATACATTCACATCTTCTGGTACATTCCAAATTACTGCCGGTAATCAACTTACCAATGGCTTTGAAATCCTCACTGTTGCCGGTGGTGCATCAGGAGGTGCAGGAGTTGGAGGTGGTGGTGGAGCAGGGGGCATGGTACATCAAACAAATGTAACTGGTTCAATTACAAGTTACACTGTAACTGTTGGTGGTGGTGGAGCAGCTAGGGCAAATAATGAAGGTAATGCTGGTTCAAATTCTTCTGTTTCCAGTATTGGAACAACTTGTATAGGTGGTGGAGCAGGGGGCGGTACTCATAGCGGAGGTTCATTAGGACAAGGTAATTCTGGTGGTTCTGGTGGTGGAAATGGAAATATGGGTGGTTCATCTGGTAGTGCAGCTAGTGGAACTTCAGGTCAAGGTAATGCTGGCGGTACTTCCGTTCCAAGACCGGGAGAACCTGCGGCTGGATCGGGCGGTGGTGGTAAAGGTGCAGCTGGTGGAAATATGACTTCAAGTACAGCAGGAGCCGGTGGTGCTGGATCACAAAATAATATTGATGGGAACAACTACTACTACGCTGGTGGAGGAGGGGGTGCTGGATATTCTCAAGGTGGTGGTGGGTGGCCCGGAAAAGCTGGTGGAATAGGTGGTGGCGGTGGAGGTTCGGGTTTTTCCGGAGGAGCTGGATCGGGTGGTGGTAGTGCAAGAAATAACGGATCTGCAGGAACAAATAGTGGAGGTGAAGGATCGAGGCATGGAGGAGCTGGTGGAACAAATACAGGTGGTGGTGGAGGGGGAGGATCAGGAAATACAAACTCAACAGGAGGTGCTGGTGGATCAGGTATTGTCATTATCAAATACCAATATCAAAATTACTGATTGTTTGGTAATTGATAATTTTTATTCTCCTAAAGAGCAAGAAGATATTTGGGAGGAGCTTGATTATCATTTAGATTCTTTTTATTTGGATAAGGAGGGTTGTGCTCAAGATGGCGATATTCCATTAGCTAACTTGTCTAGGATATACTTAGATGAACTCTATAGAAACAAGAGAGATCACTCTAATATCTTAACTCATTACTCGAAAATCTTATCAAAAAGGAATCTAAAGAAGTATGCTAAGATTACACCCTCTGGTAGAACTTTAGAAGTAACAAATATTGATTGGTCTCAAGTTAGTTATTACGAAGATGGTAATAACTATGCTGAACATTTTGATCAATTTATGCACTCTTGTCTAATCTGGTTTTTTAGAGAACCTAAAAAGTTTACAGGTGGAGATTTAACTTTTACAGAAACAGGTGAAGTTGTGTCTTGTAAACATAATCGGATGCTTCTTTTTCCAAGCTATCTCATGCACAAAGTAGATACTGTAAATATGGCAGAAAAAGATTTAGGTCAAGGATTAGGAAGGTATTGTTTAACACATTTTTTCAGTAGGAAATAATAATGTCTCATTTTGCAAAAGTAGTTGATGGTTTGGTAACAGAGGTTATTGTTGCTGAACAAAATTTTATTGATACTTTACCAGATAGTAGTTCTTGGATTCAAACGTCATATAATACTAGAGGTGGAAAGCACTATGCTCCTAATTCGTGGGAAGAAGATGGTGGAATACCTTTAAGAAAAAACTATGCTGGAATAGGTGATACTTACGATCCAGTTAAAGATGCGTTTATTTCTTCACAGCCATATCCATCTTGGACTTTAGATGAACAAACCTGTCAGTGGGAATCACCAGAACCATATCCTGATGATACAGAAAACAGTTACTATTGGGATGAACCTACATTATCTTGGATTAAAGAGGGACAATGATCAGAGCATTTATTATATTAGCAATCATCATGTTTGCACTATTCAAAGCATTTCAACTTTTCTAAGGAGTACACTGTGCCTGATCAACAGCAAGATATTCTGAATAAACTTAATGAGATGCACACAGATGTACTCCTAATTAGAAGTGATCTAGGCAGAACTCAAGAAGAAGTAGATGAACACGAACTTATCTTACGAGGTAAATCTAAAGTAAATGGGATAGTATCAGAAGTTAAAGCTATGAAGACAGCCCAAGTTACTTCTAATAGACTTTGGCTTTTAATGGTATCAATTATTGGAACTGTAGTAACTTGGTTAGGACTAACAAAATGAGAAAGACTCGTAATCAACTTGTAGCAGACTTATTAACTAATAAAGAAAATCTACATAGACTTATTATTGTTGAGTGGTTTGATCCTTATGATGATAGTGATGAAGTCACTATAGATACTTTAGATGCTAAAAAAGCTTTATATGAATCCTGTGGTTTTCTCATGGGAGTGTCAAATGATCATGCCGTTATTGG